TTCGCCATTGACGAAATGCCTACCTGCTTTACGGCCCAATATGATGCGATATGTGACATGACTGCATACTACCTATTGTGTTGCAGTCGTCTTTGGACTATATGAGTCATAGTCCTGAACTTCTGCTGCTGTGAGTTTTAGGATCAGGGATTGGCGTCCCGTAATCCTTTCGGCGGCTCCGGTGTTATTCCGGGGCCGCTTTCTTTTTAGGCCCGGGCCACTTTTTAGTCAAGCGCTTTGGTTTCCACCCAACAATGTAAACCGTAACCTCAATTCCATGATACAATTCTGCGGCTTTCTTCCTGAGACGATATGCCGCATCCTTCATCGTTCCCGTTGACTTAACTTCCTCAATGATAACCTTACCCGTCAAAGCTTCCGTGTACCGAAAATCAGGGGTGTAGGTACAATAATGCTTCCCATTGATTTGAACGGGATATTCCGGTTGCAAAACCAAATCCTTTACATGGCCCGCCTTTACCGCCAATTTTAAATCAGCGTATCGGGCGGCTTCTCTTTTGGAATCAAATACGATCCCATCAAGAGTCCGTTCAGTCTTCGGTGCTACTTTGTATTTCACGGGCATCTACAGGGTCCTTTGGAAAAAAATCGTCTTTCGTCAATATGATACCGCGTTGCTTGGCGGCAACCATCAATTCTATCTGGCGGCGATGTGGAATCAGTCCACCAGTACCGCCCTTGTCCATAGGCCACATCCACTTGTAAACGCCTTGAGATGACATAGCCAACATTCCAGCTACGGCCCTTGGCCCTCCAAGTTTGGTTATAACCCTTTTGGCAATCAGATGCGTCATTCATTTACTCCTAAACCACGGGTTGACAACGTATAGGCGAATATGCAGTATGTCAACACCATTAAATGGGGAAAGTTAAAATGGTTGAATATGCAAAAAAATGGACTTGGGAAGAAATAAAAATGGTCCAAACTTTGGCGAACAAAGGTTGGTCAGCTAAAAATATTTCCTTGGAATTAGTCGGTAGGACCAAAAATTCCGTGATTGGAATGTGCAACCGTCAAGGAATTAAACTTATGGCAATAAATGGGAAAGGATCATATTCAGCCATCCCCAAAACAATAAACAAAAATTTAATAGTCAAAAAACCCGAAGCTAAAAAAATTTTTACGGTAGAACATGATGAAAATTTAGAAGAAAAATTTGAGCCTTTAAATAAATCATTAGTTGACTTAAGATATGGCGAATGCAAAGCAATTATAGGTCCCGTTAAACATATCGAAACTAAATATTGTGGTCATAAAACAGTAGAGGGTAAATCATGGTGTCCTTACCATTTCTTGAAATACACAATACCGGACAAGGGAAGGAAAATTTAACGCAAAAACAATGGCAATATCAAAATTTCCGCCAACGGTTTATGAAAACAAGAGAAGCTGTATTTAAAGTGGCTCAATATCTTAATTTTGAGAAAAATTTGACCGTGACTATTCCGTCAATGGAATTGGCACCAAACATAGCTGAATCAATAGATTATGCCGACCGCGGCGATATTCTTTGTTATAAGACCGTAGCAGGGGTAATCAGCAGAATACCGTACCCTGTTGAGGTGAAACAACGCAGGTTCGATTTTACGTCGGAAAAAGACTACCCCTATCCTGATATGATGGTGGCACAAAAAATAAATAACGATAGGGCGCAACCGTATGCCGTATTCGTTGTCAACAAATCAATGACACATGCTTTTGTGGTTAAAATAGACACAAAAGATAAATGGGATGTTCGATACACAACTGACAAAGAAAGAGGGAGTTCAGAAGATACATATTATTGCGAATTTAAGTTAGGGGAATTTGTAAAATTGTAATTCAGTACTTGACAGATATGAGAAGTACTGAAATAACGGGTTGTCAAATTGGAGAGAAACAATGACACTTACACCAGAACAAAGACTGTTCCGGTCCAAGCTGTTGGGCGGATCAGATGCTAATACTATTATGTCCGGCGATGAGGAAAACATCCTTCGCTTGTGGAGGGTGAAGTCCGGACAAGAAGAGGATGTTAATTTGGATGACGTGCTCCCCGTGCAAATGGGTGTATTTACCGAACCTTTTAATATCCAGTGGTTTGAAAAACAAACTGGCCGGAAGGTAACCGACAATGGCACACAGCGGACTTCTGTTCTTCATAGTTTTATGGGCTGTACTCTTGATGGATTAACAGATGGCGGAGAGACTGTGTTTGAAGCTAAACACGTTTCAGCCTTTGCAAAGGAAGATGAGATTCTTGACCGATACTACCCACAGCTTACTCACAATATGCTTGTCTGTGGGGTCAACAAGGCGGTTTTATCCGTATTCTTTGGCAACCATAAATTTGAAAAGTTCGACATCAGTTTGGATGCAATCTATTCTGACATCTTGATTGATGCGGAACGCCGTTTCTGGGATTGTGTCAAAAACGGTACGCCGCCTGTAGCGGTAACCGTCAAAGCCCCCGTGGATGCGGTGCGCCGTGTTGACATGACGGGCAATAATGCATGGGCCAACTTTGCAAACCAGTTGAAGTTAAATTCAGTGGGCAAAAAACTATATGACGAAGCCGCATCTAACCTTAAAGGTTTAATGGAAGAAGATATGGCGGAGGCTTATGGTTACGGCATTAATATTAAACGGGATAAACGGGGTGCTCTCCGTCTAAAGGGGGAATAAATGTCAGAACGGGTAGAAATACTTAGGATATTTATGTTGCGGGATGGATTTGAGATTGAGGTCCATCCTTTGATTCCCCGCGAAGAAGGGGCATTTGTACGGGAAAGGTTAGCAGAAATGCTGCCTGTTCTTGTGGAACAAATTGCAGATCCAGAGACCGCCAGAAAAATTCCAATGGTCAAAGGAAATGCATATGGCGTTCTTTATGAAATAACCGATAGAGATCAAACCAAGAAACCACATTGAAAGGAAAAACAATGCGTAGCAGTGAAACAATTAATGAACTAGCAGCCGCCCTGATCAAGGCTCAGGGAGCGTTAAAGAATCCCGCCAAGACCAAGATCAACCCTCATTACAAGTCTGCCTATGTAGACCTGTCTGACGGCCTTACAGCCCTACGGGAATGCTTCTCCAAACATGATCTGTCTTTTATCCAAGGCACGTCCGTTATGGATGGCGTAATTATCCTTAACACCCGTATTGTCCATAAGTCTGGACAGTACATTGAATCAGACTATCCAGTGGGCGGTTTCGGCAAGCCCCAGGAAATGGGGTCCGCCATGACCTATGCCCGCCGTTACAGCCTGTTTGCTATGGTTGGCATTGCGGGTGAAGATGATGACGATGGCAACGCTGCTCAGTCGGCAGAACTTCGCCCTATCAAAGGCAAGGCCCCTGCAAAGCAAATGGAGCCGGGTCTAAAGCCGGAAGATAGCACCAACCTACTTAACGTTATCAAGGGCGCAATGGACATGTGCAAGGATGCTGAAGAACTTTCAAATTGGACAACGGAGAACAAGGACAAAATTGCCATGTTGCTCCCCGGCCATCGTTCAGAGCTTCAAGAGTATTACAAGGCCTTGAAGGCCAAACTTGGTTAACATGGCGGAAGTTATTTATGTCCGTAGACGAGGGAGCAAGTTGGAACCTTGCTCCTTGGTGGACGAGGAGGCTTTACAAGAGTTCCCTGCGGAGAAAGACTTATCTGTAACGATAAGCCGAACCCGCAGCACAAAACAACATCGGTTCTTTTGGGCAATTCTAAATAAGATTTGTGAGAACCATGAAGAATATCGCAGGGCGGAACAGCTTCTTCTTTGGTTGAAGATCCGCCTTGGGTATGTTGAAGAGGTCCGGTTTCATGACGATAAAATCTGGTGGGTTGCACAATCCATTAGTTTTAACGCAATGGATCAGGATGAGTTCCGGAAGTTCTTCCATGCCGCATTGGATGTCATTGTGGAGGAGGTTATTCCGGGATTAAATACAGCAGAACTAATAGTAGAAGTTGAACAATTGTTAGGATTTCGCCTAACGGATTTATGGAGTAAGTAATGGCTTGGGAAAGTAAACATGGCGACGTATCTTTGTTTGCCAACGACCGCAAAACAAAAGACACCCACCCTGATTGGCGGGGTAAAATCCACATTGAAGGCGTAGACTACGAAATTGCTCTTTGGCAAAAAACATCCAAAACAGGAACGAAGTTCTTATCGGGCCGTATGGGTGAGGAAGTTAAAGCAAAGCCAGAAATGGCTTGGGGTAACCGTAAACCTAACAATGCTATTGAAGAGGCATATGGGTTGCCGCCAGAAAAAAACACTTCTGTTAAAACCGCTTTAGATTCAGATTTACCTTGGTAAAACGTAAAACCATATCAACAAAACAAAGGGTGGCCCTGTTCACTAAACATGGCGGGGTCTGCCACATCTGTGGAGGTAAAATAAATGTTGGAGAAGGTTGGGACGTCGAGCACGTTATTCCTTTTGCGATGGGGGGCGAAGATAGCGAAAGCAATTGGGCTCCAGCGCATCGCAATTGCCATCGAACAAAAACGACTAATGACGTGGGTAAAATTGCAAAGGCTAAACGGAGCGAAGCACGTCACATTGGAGCTAACGTATCTAGGTCGCCGTTACCTTTTGGTAAAAGATCCCCATTCAAACGTAAATTAGATGGAACTATAGTTTTAAGGGAAAAATAAAATGGCACTAATTCTACCAGAGGGTTTTAACCCAGACGAAAAAGAAAGCCCGTTAGAAAACATTTACGATCATGCCTTTCCATTGGCGGATAAGTTATCCTTTGCGATTAACGAATCTACGGTTGACATGGTCAAGGACGGCAAAGTCACGGACAGTATGTCGGATGCAATCATCATCCATTCCATTGCGTTGATGCTTATCGTTTGCATGATGAACCGTGAAGTCCTTGAAGA